TGGAACAAATGAAGCATTACCTAATATTACAACTTGGGTAAATGACCTAAAGTTTAATTTTAATATTTGTTGTTCTAAATGTTTTTGATAATCTCTTTGAGCGGCGTCTTGATTTAACATATCACCATCGCACCATATCTCAAATGTATTGGGTTTGATACCTCTTATTATCTTATAAGATTTAGTGCCGACAATAAATTCTACTTCTACAATACACTCTTTTTCATTAATTGTATTAATCAATTGGTCTTTCTTAATATTTCTGAAAGGTCTTTGAAACAATCCAAAACACAAAGCGTCTAACATAGTAGATTTACCTGCCCCATTATTACCTATCACTAGGGTTGTTGCTGACGAATCTAAATCAATTTCAATAAATTGTTGACCAGTAGATAGAAAATTCTTATATCTTAATTTCTTAAATAGTATCATTCTGTAATCACATCGGTATCCTGTGCCTCTACATACATTTCTTTAATCATAACTTTTAATTTTTCTTTGTCTAAATCAACTGTTAATTGGTCAACATAGTTATTAACTAGTGTCATTGTGTCTTCCGACCCTTCTGCTATATCATCGCTAACATTTGTATGGGATAAATCAGAATAATCTTCCAGTATCTTTAATTCGTGTACACTTATTTTATTATACATCTTGTCAAGTAATCTATCAAACATTTGATTGTCTTTTTTATTAACCACAATCAACTTAACAAACTTTTGATTGTAGTCTGTTATATCAAACTTATCATAATTTGTTTTAGTGTCATCATACATAAGTTTTGCAAAAATTTTATATGGGTTTGGAATAAACTCTAACTCTCTGGTTGCTGTATCAAATATATGAAACCCCTTTTGGTTACCATAATCTGACCAAGTCATTTCATATTGACTTCCTAAATAAAATACTTGTCCATCATCATTACGGTGATGAAAATGTCCGCTAAATGTTTTTTCAAATCGTGATACAATCTTCTTATCATATCCATGTGTTTGTGTTATAGCGTCCATCATTCTAAATCCGTTCAAGTCTAAATGTCCCATACATATGTCAGAATCTACTGTGTTAAGAATGTGTAAGGAATGTGCTTCATTTTCTGGGTTGATCCAGGGCAACATTAATATTTTTAAACCATCAAACTCTACAACTTTAGGTTCTTCATATATCCACGGTTCGTGTACACCATCAGCTGTTGTACATAATTCTTGTACAGCATTAACTTTATTTGTATTACGGAAATAAATGTCGTGGTTACCTATAAGAATATGAGTATCTATTTTTTCATCCCATAATCTTTGTAAAAACTTGTGTCTAAAGTTATGAGCAATTCTGTAATTAATAAACTTTCGTCTATCAACAATATCACCTAAATGAATAAGTGTCTTTATATTATGTTCCTTTAAATAAGGAAAAAATATATCATTATAAAACTTATAAAAATAGTCATCAAATATAAGACTATCATTTCTGGCACCAAAGTGGGTGTCATTTAACAATGCAATTTTCATACCTACCTATTATATAATTACTTCTTTTTTTCTTTTTTTGGTTCTTCCTCTTGTTTGCTATTTCTTTGTAAGAAATCTAGCATTTGACTTTGATATTGAGTATCATCGCCCTTTAGTTGATCCATCATATTTTCAACCCCTATATTTGCAATCATCTTTTGTTTTACTTGCAATTGTTTTTTCTCTTTTTGTATTCGTCTTATAAATGCATAATATATAATCTGTGTAAAATATGCAAATGGATTATTACTCTTTTCTGGATTAAAATTATTCATATACTGCAAACAGTTTTCTATACCATCCGATATCATATCGTCTCGGTAAGTATAGTTAATAAAGTTTGGTCTATATGATAAGTGATTAGCAATCTTTAAAAAACATTCACCTATATAATTGGTTACAGGAGGCTTCTTTCTATTTTTTTCTTCTGCTTTTTTACACTTATCTTGATATTCTATCATCGCTTGTAGAAACTTTTTGTTATCTACATAATGCGGTTTTGGTTTTGTTTTTTTAAGTTCCATATTTCACTCTTTCTGTATATCATTATACACTATTTTTTAAAAAAAATCAAGCGGGTGCTTGACATTTTTGGGAGATTTGATATAATGCCTATGTAGGCGCTTTGAGAGGGAAGAGCTATACCTAATGTAATTTTTTAGATGTAAGTTTATATCCGAAAACATCCTCTTCCTCTTCTTTCAATCTCGTTTCAGCTTCCATTTGTTCTGCAACTTTTAATATGTGATCCATTTCTTGAGGAGATAGGGGAGTCTTGGCTTTTATTTCTGACTTATATTTGTTTAATACAACTTCATAATAATGTGCCAATTCTTTTGCAGCCAACGATATAACCATTATCTTATCTTTAGGAATAGAGAAAGCTTTATCCGATGTAAATGGAATCCAAGGAGCCAATGATGAATCATCCTTTATACCATATTCCGTCATTCGTTGAACGGTTGTTAATTGTAAAGGATTTTCTATCTTTAAAAATTTATCATCAACTGAAATAGTTCCTACTAATAGAGTACCATCTATTAACTTAACCATTCTGTAATCTGTTGGGTGATTTGGTTCATTATTCATATAACTATTTATCTATTCTTTAAGTTGGATATTATGTATTTCATAATCAAACTCCTCTTCGGTATAGATGTTTATCCTTTCTTGAAAATGTTTTAATGTAAAGTTTTCTTTTGTTCTATAAGTTAAATCATCTGCTATATCATATAAAGTAGCATTAACTTTGTTATCTCCTAATCGTAATCCACGACCAATGGATTGTAAATTTCTTATTCTACTTTTGGATGGACTTGCAAAAATAATATTGTGTAAATTTTTAATATTAACACCTGTACTAAATGTTCCATAACTTGCAACAATAATAGCATTCTTTTCTTTCTCTACTATACTTCTTATTGCTTCTCTTTCATCTGCTTCAACACCACCAAATATATAAAATACTTTTCTATTATCAGCTGCCTTTTCTTTTATAATTTTATATAAGTTTTTACCATGTTTTTCTACCAATTGAAATAAACATAATGTATTTCCTTCTAACTTAATTGCTAAATTACGAATAAAGTTTTGCCTAGTCTTACTGCTTACTAGATAATCTATTTCATCTTGATACTTACCCTTTGATACCAGTTTACTATTATCTTCGGTATGTTTTAATATTAAACAACGAACAACTAAATTAGATAATTGTTTTTTATCCATAAGTTTTTTAGTAGATGTAATTTTATTTACAGCGCCGAATAAGCCTTCTAGCACCAATTTGTGGGTTTGGGCACCATCCAAAGTGCCTGTCAATCCTATTCGATACCTACAGCTAGTTAGTTTAGTCATTATTTCGGTAAGTGATTTAGACTTAAATAAATGTGCTTCATCACCAAAGACAACACCAAATTGGTCAAAATATTCTTTCGGTAGTTTATATAAACTTTGCCATGTAGAAATTAAAACTTTTTTATCTGTTTGATTTGAATATCCGCTATATAATCTATGACAATTTTTAGATACATTCCATCCATATGATTTGAAATCGGTATACATTTGTTCTACTAATGATGTTGTAGGAACAATTAATAAACATCTATTATTTTCTTCATCTTTAATTAGATGTGAATAATATCGGATAAGGGAATAGATGATAAATGACTTACCTGAAGCAGTAGGACTCACTAGGAGCGCCCTATTGAACTTTAAACTATGAAATATAGCGTCTATTTGATAATCTCTTGCTTCAAACTTCTGTCCCAAACTGTTCGCAAATTTACTAACAACATCTTTATCTACTTTGTTATTTACCTCAACATCTTTACCACAAACAATATAGTATCCACGCTCTTCGGCAAATGCTTTAATGTATGGAAATAATCCAAAGTATATTTCTTTTGTCTTTTGAGAAAATAATCTTATCTTACCATCCCATATTCGGTTACGAAATGCAGGCATAAATTTATAACCGGGAACATAAAAGGTAAAAAATTCGGAAATCTCTCTTGAAATATTATTGTCGCATTGAATAGTAAGATAGACCTCATTTTGTTTCTCTATGATTAAAGTATCCATGTCATTATACTATATCTCTTTCCTTTTTTCACTTCCTTAACTTCGTGTGGAAACATAAAATTAGAAGGAAAAACAATAGCAGAACCTTGGACCTTTTCTATATATTTATCACCACATAAAACAAAATCACCACCTTCATAATCATCATTTAAAAATATTAAAGATGTAAGATGTGGGTATCCTTGTTTTTGCCCATGGCTGTGATGTATGTTATCTATATGTTCTTTCATAAATCCACCAGCGGTGTAGCGATTTATTCTAAAGTCTGTAAATTCTACTGATTTAATTTTATTATGAAAATGAGTATAATCCTTCAGACAATACTCAAAAGTATTTTTAATATCTTGATAGTGTGAAACAGGTTTACCAATCCAATATTCTTCCATTGAAACTTTAGATGTTCCTGTATTATTATATGAAGTGGAAAATGTAGATTGTTTCCAATCTGCTTGTGTTTCAAAATGTTTTATAACGCTATCACAAAGAGATGGACTCATCGCTTCAGGATAGTAATAGATATAATCAGTAAGTTGCTGATTGGAATTCATGGTGTTCTCCTAATTGTCCTTTGATTTGAATATTCCAAGCAATACTTATTCGTTTAGTATTTGATTTATTTTGCTGAACCCAATGTGGTAACCATGCAGGGAAAAATATTGCTCTATTTTGTTTTGAAGCATAACTTAATAAACTAGAATTTAAAGTATTCTTTTCCTTCTTTCTAGGAACGATAACATCTGCTGCTGGTCTAGGATCGTGAAAAACTATACTAGCATTTTGGTCAGATTGTAAATAATAAGTACCACTTAAAAAATTATTTGAATGTGTGTGGACTGGATGACTTTCATTATTCTTTAAAACATTTGCCCACATATCAGTAATCATTAAATCTTCTACATCATATCCTAGTTTATGACATATCTTTTTACCAGTTTCAATAACTAAATTTGAAAATCTATAAAACTCTTTTTTAGTTTGTAAATCTGCTGATTTTGTTTGCCAGTTTTCATCATAATCTCTATTGGTCCATAAACCACTAATATATTTTTTCATAGCATTTATATCTGCTTCTCCTTGAGACCCCGCTGATGTTTTTGGTATAAATTCATCTAGTAAAAATATGTTAGTAGGAAATATTTGCTGATGTTCCATTATATTGCTCCACTAGTAAATTTTTTCCATTCAATAGCGTTCTTAATTAAAAATGTTCGATTGTTTATACTTCGTAATACCTGTTCAAGATAAGTAACGACTTGTTTTAGATATGCTGTCTTTTGGTCTGCTCGTTGTAATTCGTCATCTGAATCCATGTAGATATGGACATCTGCTTTTAATACTTTAAGGTCAAATGGTTTTTCTTTATATACAGATTCATCTGCTTTTCCTGTATAGTATTCCCACTTTTCTCTTATAAGTGCTTTATGGTCTTGTTCTGCTTTCTTCAATAGTAAAGAAAACTTATTAAAGTGTTGTAAATATTTGTTATGGAGTAAAGGTATCTTAATTGATTCAGCGTCTAATTCTGTATCATCAAGTTTAAAATCTTTATCAACCAATTCTTGTAATTCTTCTAATGTCATAATAAAACCATTATATCACCTTTTCGGTGTTTTGTCAAGGATTAAGTAGTAGAAATTTGGACTATATTATAATTCATATATGTAAAACTTACGGCTGCTTGTAAGTAATCCACATCAGAAGCTTTAACATCATACGACAAAGATCCAAGACTTGTCGGATACAAATTTTGGAATCGTATTTCTGTTTTAGCAATATTTTTACTATTTAAAACTGTAAGTGTAGCGTCTGAATATATACCTCCTTCAGCGAGAGGTCTTGGTGTACTTGTTCCGGTTGCTGCTGTACTTCTTGTTGAACCTGGAAATCTATCAGCACTTGTTGCTTGTAAATCTCTAAACTGGTTATGATTACTAGGAAATCCTAGACCAATTAACCAATCGTGTATCTCTTTATAATTGTTTAAATTCTCATCAACAAGAAATGTAATACTCAAATCTTGATATGTAATCTTATCACCAGGGATAGGAACATCATATAAAGATGTTGGTTGTGTTGCTGAACCCAAAGAAATACCAGGAATATTTGCCGATTGGCAAAAAAATTCTACTTCAGGTAATTTCGTACATTTAAACCTAAACTGAACTGGACTTGCATAATCCATTTTGTCAGGTTGTCTTGTATATACATTTGTTTCTGTCATACTACTATTTATAAGAGAATTTAAAGCAAAAAAAAGGGGGACAAAAGCCCCCCTCTAATCTCTACTTGAAGAAGTAAAATTACATAATGTTTGTAACTTTTACTCGTCTGTAATACATATTTTGGTTTCCAGCTGCAGGTGATGTTAAATCAATTGCGCCAGCACCGTTTGTTGTTGCGAAAGGATTAGCAACCATACCATAACGAGTTTTAAACCCGATTTTTGGTTGGAAGCTGTTTTGTCCAACTGCTCTCACCATTTGTAGTGGAACATATGGGCAATAGAATAATCCTGAATCGTACGGTGAAGTACCTTTGTATCCAGAAACATAGAATTGACTTGCTGCCACATTCGCAGAATATGGATCAACATATACTTTGAATTTGCCATTAAGAACACCTGCAAAAGTATTTGCAGTATCGTCAACATTTAAGTTAGTCGCAAGAGCAGGAGCGTAATCTAAAACACCAGCCATTTGAAGAGCAGAAGCTACATCAGCAGAACATAGAATTAAATTACCTTTCCCTCTACGAGTTTGTTGACCAATAGCATTAGCATCTCTTTCAAGTTGGTATAAAAGTCCTTTGAACTTCTCAACCGACCAACGACCATTTGAATCTGTATCAAGGTCGAAGATACCAGCAGTAGTAGTGTTTACTTGAGCGCCCGCTTTAGCAGTAGTGTAGATTGTTCTAACTACTTCACGGTTAATCTCAGCAAGAATTTCACTTGACAAGATGTTAGCTAATTCAGTTTCAGCGTCTAAGCCGTGAATTGCTTTTAAGTCTTGAGCAAGTTCCATTGTGTACTCTGCTTTTAGTGCTCTTGATTTAGCAGTAACAGTAACTTTATCAATTGAGAAAGCCATTTCAGCGAACTCATCAGTTCCGTCACCTAAAGTTTCTCCCTCTGCGGTAGACATACCAGAACCAGTAGTATAAGTACCAGCCGAAGGACTATCGTTTAATGTAGCAGGGTTTGAACCTGAATGTGAATCAGGTGAACCTGTGTTTGAAGCAGCATCTTCAGCACTAAAGTCTGAATCAGCTTCGTCAAATAGTGCTTCTGCACCAGCTTGAGAACCATATCGTGATTTCATAGCGAAGATTAGTCCAGTTGGACCAGTCATCGGTTGAACACCACAAATATCATAAGCAATCAAGTTAGGCATAGCTCTACGAACTAAAGATATTAATACTGGATCCCAGATATCAACACTACCGTCGCCAGCAGTTGAAGAAGAAGCGCCCATTGAGTTAGTAGGAGCGGCCTCTGCCATAAAGCTTCGGTCTTCCCTGGTTGCTCTTTCTTGGTTCTCTAGGATTACAGTTGTAACAGCTCGTTTATAGCTATCTTCGATTTTTGGTAAATCTGGATGCTCTAGGACTGGCTGCCACTTTTCTTGTAAATTTTCAGTAAGATACATTTTATCTCTCCTAATTATTGTTTAAGTTAATTTCTTTCACCCTTATGCTTTCAAAGCCTTAAGGTTTTTTGTAATAGCGGCAGTATATGCAGCCATGGCATCTGAACTAGCTTCAACAGCCGGCTCGTTCGCCGCCACAGAATCAACCTCATCTTTAGATGATGTTTCTTCTATCTTTGTTTTAGGGAAGTAAGATTCTTTAATAGTTTCTAACTTCTCTTTAAATTTATCAGCACTTTCGTACTCAACATTTTCAGCCATAGAAGCAAACTTCTCTTTTTCTGTATCTGCTAAATCAGCAGAAACTTCAGCGACAATGTTTGTTCTTTCAGAATTATTTACTTCCTTAGTAAGATTTACATTCTTTTCAATCTGTTCGTTAAGTTTTCCTTCTAATTCTTTAACTTGATTTGTTAAGTCCTCAAGTACATTATATTTTTCTTCTGGAACTTCAATGTAGTGTTCCTTGAAAAGACCTTTAAGTCCAGTAATGAAATCTTCAGCGATTTCGGTTCTAACACCTCTTTCAACTGCTAATTCATTTTCTTTCATCCATTCTTCCACAACATAGTTTAGGTATGAATCGACTTTTTCGACCATTGCTTCTTTTATTGTGTCTTTCTCTTTTGAAAGTTTATCTTCATACTGTGCTTCAAGGATCTTTGTCTGTTCTTTGATTCTAGTTTTAACAGCAGTTTCAAATATAGTAGCCGCTTTATCTTTAAATTCGTCAGATAAATCAGCGTCTGTTGAAACTAATGCCTTAACATCATCCGTCAAATCAATATCATCAGTAGCAGTTTCAGCAACAGTTTCTACGCCGTCTTTTACTTCTGCTTCTTCAGCAGCTGCAGATGGTTTATTATCTTTTGGTAATGAACCGTCTTTAGCATTTTTATTAGTTTGATCCGATGCTTTCTTAACCTTTTTCGTTGAGTCCGGGTTGCTATCAGTAGGTTTAACTACTGGTGCACCAAGATCCTCAGCGTCATTTTTAAGGTGATTAGGTTCAGATGGAGCAGCGTCTTTGTTAGCCGCATTTTTTTGCTCTTCTACTGAATCTAATTCTTTCTTAACTTCGGTTTCAGACATTCGGTCTCCTTTAAATTAATTAATTAATTTTACTTATTATTATTTATACAAATAACCATCTCAAACCCTACGCTTTTTAAATAAGCCGCGTAGGTTTATAGTTTAGAAATGAAAGAAGAAAAGACTTTAGACTTAACTTCTGCCATTTCTTCTCTTTTTGCTTTCTCAATTTCTTTCTTATATTGTTCAACTTCCATACTTTTCAGTATTCCATTGTCCCATACCCATTCTTTGCCTTCCATAATACCTTCTACGAAAGCATCTGGAGCACTAGGGTCTGCCACAATATCAGCAGCAGTCGCAAGATAAAAATCCTTTCCAACAACATTCCCTCTTGAGGAAGATTGAATAGAACCCATACCTCTTGATGATACGCCTAATTGAGCACCCTCGTCAATTAAATTCTTAACGATTTTACCGTATGGTGTATCCATTACTTTTGCTTCACCAATAAAGTTTTTACCTTCTGGTTTTAGACTAGTAATCATATGTGAAACACGCTCAAGATTAACTGTTGGTCCATCAGGATGTCCTAGTTCACCAAAAGCACGCTTCTTGTTTATAAATTCTTTTGTGTATCGTGTAACTTCTTTTGCTAAAGTATCTACTGGATAAACTCGACCATTACGGTTTTTGATATCCGCTTGCATAAAGACACCACGAATTTTATAATCTTTACCGCCATTACTTTTATCTTCGGTTAAGACTTCGATATCTTCTATTGTTTCTGTAATTAGTTTCATTTCTCCACCTTCTCTTTATTATAGACTTTATCTACAATTCCTTTTTTTAATTCTTCTCTTTTAATTCCATACTTTTCTGTAAAAGCATCTCTAAACGCTTCTGCTAAAGTTGCCTTTGATTTTGTTCCTACAATTCTTTCTAAAATTGCTCTTGTCTTATCGCCTTTTGCCATCTATCTTACTTCTACTATTACGGTATAATTATCACCCGAAACAAAACCTTTTGTCGATATTAATAAGTCGCCAGCAGGAGATGTATTTGCTGTTAAGGTTGCATTGTTAGGAATCATATTACCTGCTGTGTAGTAATCGTGAAACCCCCTACCTGATAAAAAAGCAATTGTACTATTCGCAGCACTAGTTCCACTACCTGCCCATAATAATTCAACGCCTGATTTACCGTTTGTGGTATTAACTGACCACCAAATTTTTGCAATGCTTCTATTAGCGTCTTCGGTCATAAATGTTAATGCACTAGCATCCATTTTAGTTACAAGTGTTTCACCTGACCCATCACTCATATTAGTAAACTTCATAACAGTTTTTGTTCCTGCTGTATCTACTATTGTTTGACTTGTTACTGTATCAGCCATTAATTATTTCTCCTAAATTCTGTTACCAACAAATAACTCTCAACATTAGAGTCCGTTGTTAGTCTTATTTGTTTATCATTACCAAACTTTAATTGGTCAGGTCGTAATCCATACTTACCTTTACCAGTTAAAGATAAATCTTTTGTTTCAGTACCAGCATGAAACTTTAATGTTCCTGTGCCTTCAATTAAATAATAACACTCAATCATACTTACTAGTGATTCATTTGTTGCACTTGTAAGTTTTTCAGCGTCAACCACCAACTGATTACCTTCGTTCCCGATACCAACAGATTTAATTATCGTCTTATCTGTGGTATCTACAACCGTTGTATTTGTAATCGCCATAAGAAAATCCTATGCAGTAAATGATTCGTCTTTTCTTAATTCGATAAGTACATAACCAGAAACCCCATAAGCACTTAACTCTAGGTCTCCTGATGTTGCAGTTGTATTTGTTGCATTATTTTCAATCTTACCAGCAGTTCCATCATAATGTCCTGTACCTGCAAGATTAATTGCTACGGTATCAGACGAAGCACCTTTAAATTGGATTTGAGCCCAACCTGTGTTATCGTCAGCAGTACCTTGTACTAATGCCCACCATATTCTTGTTATATCTAACATAGCACCATTAGCATGTCCTGCTAAGCCACTAGCGTCAAGTATATTTGAATC